CCACCACCTCCACAGTTTGTGAACATGGATCCAATGCAGGGGTTTAGAGAAACATACATTCCTACAAACGTACTAGGGCAGGCATATGACCCATCTGTGCGTGATGCGTATACACAGAAAATGATGCAAGCAGGCGCAAACATACAACAAGGCGGCTATCCAATGTTTAAGACGCCTACATCTGCGATACCGCAAACGCAGTTTGGTGGGTATGGAGCTCCTATGCCGATTGCACCTTTGATGCCTTACGCAGGATTAGCAGCGCCTCAACCGCCTCAAATGGCTAGTGGCGCGATTGTTAATCCGGGTACAGGAGAGCCAATGCCTATTATGGCAGCACCACCAATGCCGAGGAACCCAATTACATAAATGGATTCAATAGCTCTCGCTTCTTACATGATGAAGAAGTTTGAACAATATGAGCAGGGCATTGTGGATTACACAACGTCAGGCAACCTCAAGACGATGGAGGATTACAGATTCGCAATGGGTGAGTTATCAATGCTTCGCACCCTGCGTGACGAAATAAAAGAAGCGTTGCAGATTGAAGGAGACCCTCTCGATGAGTGATCTAGCAGTAGATTCCATCGCAGCAAAACCGTCCGTAACGGACGCATATGTGAGCGAGACAGAAAAAGTCTTAGACCCCACCGTGTTAGACAAATCTTTGGTTGAAAGAATGCCAGATCCTTCTGGATGGAGACTTTTAGTTCTTCCATACAAAGGCAAAGGCGTGACAGATGGCGGCATACAACTTCTTGAGTCCACTGTGAGCAAGGAGAACTTGGCTACATCTGTGTGTTATGTCATGAAAGTCGGCCCATTGGCTTATCAAGATTACGATAAGTTTGGTGGAGAGCCATGGTGCAAAGAAGGCGATTGGGTGCTTATCGGTAGATATGCAGGCGCTCGCTTCTCCCTGGAAGACGATCATGAAGTTCGCATCATCAATGACGATGAAGTGATTGGCACAATTCTTAATCCAGATGACATCAAGTCTGCATAGGTGAAACATGAGCGAAGAAACATTGAGCGAAGCGTTATCTAAGCTAGATAGCGACGAAGATATAAATCGGGCTGCGCTGCCACCAGGCCGCAGAGTTGAAGACGAAGTCCAAGAAGAAGATGCAATCATTGAGTTTTCTGAAGAGGAAGCTGATGATCTTGCACCTGTCACAGATGATGCCGTCCAAGAAGACTTTGAAACTGCAGAACCCAACACAGAAGAAGAACTCTCTGAAGTTGAGGTAAAAGCAAGAACTGCCCAGAACAGAATCAACCAAGCTGTAAAGCAAGCTAAAGAGTATCAGCGTCGTGAGTTACAGGCGTTGCAATACGCCAAAGAGATCAAAGAGCAGAATGATGCTTTAGCTTCTCAACTCAAAACCACGCAAACCTCTAGTGCTGAGCAGAATCTACGGATTCAAGAAAACTACAGCCAAGAGATGGAAAACCGTGTTGATACGCAAGCTACGGCTGCAAAGCGTAACTTAAAAACTGCGTATGAATCAGGTGATCCAGAAGCCATGGCTGATGCACAGCAGATGCTTGCTAGAGCAGAGGCTGATCGAAATGCGCTTGCAAAGTATCGGCAAGATTTGTCGGAATACAAAGTTCAATACGACGCATGGCTTGAAGGGCAGAATCAACAAGCAAGACAAGAGCAAAGCTTTGAAGAACTTCAGCGTGAACAAGGTCTTACTAACCCTGTTTACGGACAACAGAATCAACCCGTCTACGAAGAGCCTTCCGTGCGAGCACAAGAGTGGGCTACAAGTAATGAATGGTTTGGATCAGATTCTGTAATGACAAATGTAGCATTTGCCATACACAATGAATTGCAGGGTAGTGGAATTGACTTAGAGTCTGATGAATACTACTCTCAGATAGATAGACGTATGAGGGAAGAACTTCCTCATAAGTTTCCCGCAGGAGGCAATACAACAACCGTCCAAAAAGTTGTCTCCAATACGCGCATAGCAGGAAGTGGACGCAATCAAAATAATCGTCAAGTTAAACTTAGCCCTACTGAACAGCAGCTTGCTAGGAAATTAGGGGTTCCGTTTAAAGAGTACGCAAAACAGAAGATGAGGCTAGAACGATCATGAATGAAGAAAATACAACAGCAGGTTCAAATAGAACCCCACGGGGTGCTTCTTCACGGTCTTCAAAGACTGCAAGAAAACCATGGACGCCGCCTCAAGTATTGGAAACTCCAGATGCTCCCGATGGAATGCAGTATCGTTGGGTGAGAACCCACATACGCGGTGAAGCAGATAAAACTAACGTGCACATGCGCTTTCGTGAGGGGTACGAACCTGTACATCCAAGCGAAGTTGAAGGCTATGAACTGCCAGTTATCGATGAAGGTAACCATGCAGGGACAGTCGGTGTCGGTGGTTTGATGCTAACCAAGATTCCAGAAGAGACAGTGGAAGAGCGAAATGCTTATTTCGCGCGACAGACTGATCAACAGATGAATGCTGTTGATAATGACCTGATGCGTGATGAACACCCTGCAATGCCAATCTCAAAAGAAAGAAAGACGCAGGTATCTTTTGGCCGAGGCAACAAATCGTAGCCTCATTTTGATTGTGTTTAACTAGGAGATTCAAAAATGGCAAACCAAGATGCCGCTTTTGGTATGCGTCCAGTTCGTATGGTGGGCGGTGCCCCCTATACTGGCGGACAAAGCCGATATCGAATCGCCGCCAGCTATGGCACTTCTATCTTTCAAGGAGATATGGTTGCCCAAGTTACAGGTGGTACGGTAGAAGTACACGCTGACGCAGGCACTGTGCCTATCGTTGGTGTATTCAACGGTTGCATGTACACCGATCCCACTACAAGTGAGCAAGTGTTCAGCAACTTCTACCCTGCAAGCACTAATGCTTCAGATATCATCGCATTCATCATTGATGACCCGATGGTTGTATTTGAAATACAAGCTGATGCTGCGTTCCCGATTGCTGATCTCTTCGGCAACTTCGATATCGTATACACCAGCGCAGGTAGCACAGTTACTGGTATTTCAGGTGCAGAATTGAAAGTTGCTGATGGCGGAACGGCCACCACTCTTTCAATTAAAGCGATTGATATTTCTGGTGATCCAGAAAACTCAGACGTAGCCACAGCAAATACCAATGTGCTTGTTGTGATCCAAAACCACGTATTCGGCGTCAAAGGCGCTGGCTTAGCATAGGAGGCTAAATAATGGCTATTTCAAGAGCACAGTTAGCCAAAGAGCTTGAGCCAGGACTCAACGCTTTATTTGGCATGGAATACGCTCGTTATGAAAACGAGCATGCTGAGATCTTTGAAACTGAATCTTCTGACCGCGCGTTTGAAGAAGAAGTTCTGATCGTAGGCTTTGGTAACGCACGCGATAAATCTGAAGGACAAAGTGTCGGTTACGACTCTGCGTCTGAAGGCTTTACTGCACGTTATACGCACGAGACAGTGGCGCTGGCCTTTGCGCTCACCGAGGAAGCGGTTGAAGATAATTTGTATGACCGCCTTGGCGCGCGTTATACGAAGGCTTTGGCTCGCAGCATGGCACACACCAAGCAAGTGAAAGCTGCTAACGTATTGAACAATGCGTTCTCAAGCTCCTTCACTGGTGGTGACGGCAAAGCACTTGTTGCTACCGATCACCCTCTAGCTGGTGGTGGCACTTTCTCTAATCGTCCTTCAGCTTTTGCTGACTTGAACGAAACGTCTTTGGAAAATGCATTGATCAGCATTTCAACTTTTGTTGATGATCGAAACATGATCTTGGCTCTGCAAGGAACCAAGCTTGTTGTTCCGCCTCAACTTCAGTTTGTAGCTGATCGTTTGCTGGAAACCCCCGGACGAGTGGAAACGGCTGACAACGACATCAATGCAATCAGGAACATGGGTCTGCTGCCTCAAGGCTACGCAGTCAACCATTTCTTGACTGACACTGATGCCTTCTATGTCTTGACCGATTGCCCTGATGGGTTCAAGCACTTTGAGCGAAGCCCGATTTCGACTTCTATGGAAGGCGACTTCAACACGGGTAACGTGCGCTACAAGGCCAGGGAGCGTTACAGCTTCGGCTTTAGTAACCCACGCGCTGTGTTTGCATCGCAAGGCGCTTAATGTTTCATGTGAAACATTGAAAGAAAGGGGCACTTGTTGCCCCTTTTCTTTTTCTGCTGTATAAAACAACTATCCCTGACAGGTGCATCCAGCGCCTGACACTAGCCAAGACAGGAGAAAACCATGGCTAATACGACATTCAACGGCCCAGTCCGTTCAGAGAATGGCTTTAAAGTAGTTTCTAAAGACGGTACTTCTGGCGCTATTACAGATGTAGTAGATATTGCATCTACTGGCATCTTCACTGGCAAGTTCGTTAAACACGTTGGGTTTGCTTCAGGCGTAACGGTTAACACAACTGCAGGCGACAGCCCGGCTATTGGTGAATTTACGCAGCCTGCTAACACCATTATCACGGACATTAAAATCTTTTGTGATACCGCTCCTGTTATTGGAACGGGTGACATTGGTTATGAAGTTGGAACCTCTAGCTCTGGCGCACAAATCGTAGCGGCGGTAACTGATGAGATTCTTGATGGCGGCACAACCGTTGTTGCACACAATGTAACTTTGACCACTTTAGTTGTTCAAACGCAAAGCGGCACCACCGCTCCTGCTTCTGTTCAATACACAGACACTGCAAGAACGATCTTCTGCAACATCACCAACACGGTTGATGCTACAACAGCAGGATCGTTTACTTTCATCATTGAGTATGTGCAGATCGCATAAATAGGGGACGATAATGGCTGATGCAGTAACATCCCAAACGATACAGGATGACGAACGCAAAGCTGTTTTGAAGTTCACTAACATCAGTGACGGAAGTGGAGAAGCTGCTGTCACTAAGATTGATGTAAGTGCGCTTGCAAAAAACAGCCGTGGCGACTCTTGCACTGAAGTTGCGGTGTCAAAGATCTGGTGGCAATGCGTTGGCATGGGCGTCGAGTTACTTAACGACGCTACTGCTGACACGTTAATCATTGGCCTTTCGCCCGACTCAAATGGTTTTCATGACTACTCATCTTTCTCAGGCATCCCCAATAACGCGGGTGACGGCAAGACGGGAGATGTGCAGTTTACAACCATAGGTGCTAGTAACACTGATACTTACACTGTAATTGTGGAAGTGCTAAAGAGTTACTAATGGCGACTTCTGGAAGTAGAGACTTTGAACCAGATGTAGCAGAGTACATCGAAGAAGCATTTGAGAGGTGTGGGCTTGAGCTTCGCACCTCTTATGATGCTGTAACCGCTCGCAGATCATTGAATCTTTTGTTTGCTGATTGGGCAAACAGAGGCTTGAATCAGTGGACGGTTACAAACTCTACAACCACCCTGTCTCTTGCTGATGAGTTCTTAGATTTAAGCTCGAGCACCATCGATGTTCTTGATGTTGTTTTGCGTAGAACTGAAAACGGCGAAACAAATGACATTCAAATGAGCCAGGTTGGAAGATCTGAGTATTGGAATATTCCAAACAAAGATACTCAAGCTCGACCAACCCAATGGTTTTTAGATAAACAAATTACGCCAAGGCTTTACATTTGGCCTGCTTCAGAGAACGCGACTGACCAAGTAATTATAAATCGCTTGGTTCGTATAGAGGACGCAGACGCAAGTGCTAATACCGTTGATATGCCATTTAGGTTCTATCCTTGTTTGGCTGCAGGTTTGTCGTACTACATAGCTTTGAAGAAAGCGCCTGATCGTGTGCAAATGCTCAAAGCTTTTTATGAAGAAGAATTTGCTAGAGCGGCAGATCAAGATGAAAGTCGAGCATCCCTTAATATAGCCCCTGGTCTTCGCTCTTATAGGCGAGCGTAATGGCTTATGCATCTGGCAAGCATTCGATAGCAATATGTGATCGATGCGGGTTTAGATACAAGTACACTCAGTTGCAGAAAGAGTGGACTGGGTTCCGCGTTTGTTCAGAATGTTTTGAGCCTAAACACCCTCAACTAGAACCTGTTCGACATCTTGCTGATCCTGAAGCGTTGAGACATCCTAGGCCAGACATATCACCAAATGTTGTTGCTGGTGCTGGGGTTGTAAGAACAATAGACGCAAACAAAGTCATGTCTGTTACAGACGATGTGATTGGTTCAGAATTTTCACAAGAAGCTGCAACAGGTGAAATAGGTACAGTAACGGTGGTGATATCATGAGCTTTACACTAGCTACACTAAAATCCACAGTTCAAGATTACTGTGAAACTACAGAGACAACATTTGTCGCTGACTTAAATACGTTCATTAAAGAAGCAGAAGAACGCATCCTAAAGAACGTCGAGCTTCCTGTGTTCAGAAAGAATGTCACAGGTACAGCTGCAGCGAGCAATACATATCTCTCTACTCCAACTGATTTTTTGTCGCCTTACAGTTTGGCTGTGATATCTAGCAGCGCCTACATCTACCTGCTTTTTAAACATGTGTCGTTTATCAGAGATTACACGCCTAATCCAGCGACCACTGGCACGCCTAAGTACTATGCGCTGTTCGATGACACCACGTTTATTCTTGGGCCAACACCAGACTCTACTTACACGTTTGAGCTGCACTATAAGTATCGACCTGATTCCTTAACTGCAGGGTCAGATAGCGGCACAACTTGGTTATCTACGAATGCGCCAGACGCTTTGTTGTACGGCACGCTTGTAGAAGCAGCTACATTCTTAAAGGTGCCAGAAGAAATTGGTCAATACGAACAACGATTCATTGCTGCAGTTGCTGCTTTGAAGAAGTTGGGTGAGGGCTATGGTGCAAGAGATGAAGCCAGGTACGACATCAATCGATCATAGGTATGTTTTTAAACGAACAAAAATCTCAGATAGGTGATGTTTCTGTCGCGACAACTGAGTTCAAAGGTCACGATGTAGACTTCTGGGCCAAGGCAGTTTCTGACAGAATCGTAAGCGTTGGCCAAGAGTGTCATCCTGTCATAGCTCAACAAGCTGTTGCATTTAAGGATGCCGTATTGAAGCTAATTGCATACTATATGAGAGAGGCGATTAAGAGCGACAGAACGACGCTTATTAACGAATTAAACCGACAAGGCCACGAAGATGTGGCTGAGATAATTAGGAGGCTCTAATGGCTATCACGACGGCTCTATGCACCAGTTTCAAACAAGAACTTATGGAAGCAGTCCATAACTTTAAGAACTCTGGCGGTAACACGTTTAATCTCGCTTTGTACACAAGCAGCGCAAGCTTGGGTGCGGGTACGACTGCGTACACGACTTCTAATGAGGTAAGCGGTACAAACTATACGGCAAAGGGTGCTTCTTTAACTCGTGTAGACCCAACCACATCAGGCACGACAGCTTTTACAGATTTTGCAGACCTAACATTTTCAAATGCAACAGTGACTGCGCGTGGATGCCTTATATTCAATGACACTGCATCTGGTGATCCATCAGTGTGCGCATTGGATTTCGGTGGCGATAAGACATCAACTGCTGGTGATTTCACCATACAGTTCCCTACAGCTGACGCATCCAACGCGATAATTCGCATCGCATAGGACTTAACGTGTGGCAATCATTAATGGCTGGGGTAGAGGCACTTGGGGCGAAGGCGCATGGGATACTGAGCTCCCAGTCACCGTCACGGGTGTCGCAGGTACTTCAGCCGTTGGCACAGTCACAATTGATGCTGCAGCTAACACCTCGGTTACAGGCGTTGCTGGAACGAGCGCGGTTGGTTCTGTCACCGTTGACGCAGAGGCCAATACGTCGGTCACAGGCGTTGCAGGGACAAGTGCAGTCGGTTCAGTCACGGTTACTGCAGCAGCTAACACAGCGGTTACTGGCAATGTCGGAACGTCTGCAATTGGTACAATCACGGTTGATGCGGCGGGAACAGCCGTTGTCACAGGCGTTTCTGGAACGGCGTCAGTCGGATCTATCACAACTGACGCTGCCGCAAATGTTTCTGTCACAGGAGTGGCTGCAACGTCTGCGCTTGGAACCATATCGCTGGTTACAAACAATACGATCAGCGTTTCAGGATTTGAAAGTACATCAGCGATTGGAACTGTCACTGCAACTGCAGCGGCTGATGTTACTCTTACAGGTGTGTCTGCTACTGGTTTGGTGGGGGGCGTGCTGGTTTGGGGGCCGATTATTCCAGGTCAAGATTCAAATTGGCAAAATGTTAATGACAGTCAAACACCAAGCTGGTCAAATATTGACGACAGCCAAACACCAAATTGGGAAGAGGTAGCTTAAAATGGCAACTTATGTAAATGATTTACGGCTCAAAGAAATTGCCACTGGCGATGAAGCGGGAACCTGGGGCACGAGTACAAATACTAACCTCGAATTGATAGGCGAAGCTTTTTCATTTGGTACAGAGGCGATAACCACTAATGCGGATACTCATACCACTAC